GCCAAAAGCTTCAAGCAAGTCACAGATGTTAGGTGACCTAATGAAGCATGTAGCTGGCATGACGAAACAGGATCTTTCTTCTTTCTTGGACAAGACTCTTGCTCAAGTAGGAAAAGAAGCTGACTCGGTGCCTGATACATCTGGTAAAAACGCAAGTTCTATCTCAAACAGCGGTGCTGGTGTACCTTCACCACGCGTTGCAGTTCCTGCTAAAGCAATGAAAGAAGATATGGATGAGCTCCTGTCTGATCAAGATGATCTGTCAGAAGACTTCCGCGACAAGGCTTCTACTTTGTTTGAAGCTGCTGTACAAAATCGTGTTGTTCTTGAAGTTGCTCGACTCGAAGAAGAGTTTGAGTCTAAGCTTGAAGAGCAAGTAACGGCATCTATTGACGAGCTCCACGAGCAAGTTAATCAGTATATGGACTATGTTGTTGAGAAGTGGATGGAAGAAAATCAAGTACAACTTGAAAATAACTTCCGTGTTCAGGTCACTGAGCAATTTATTGAAGGTCTAAAAGGTCTTTTTGCCGAGAGCTACGTTGAAGTTCCTGAAGAAAAGGTTGACCTTATCGGTGATCTTGAAACTAAAGTCAATGAATTGGAAGAATCATTAGAGTCGGCCCAAGCTGAAAATGTTAAGCTGACTGCTATGGTCAATGAAGCACGTATCGAAGATACTTTCGAAGAAGTTTCTGAAGGTTTGGCTGATACGCAAGTTGAAAAGCTACGCTCTTTGTCAGAGGGTATTGAGTACTCTTCTAACGAAGAATATGAAGAAAAACTGAAGATCATTAAGGAACAGTATTTCACTGAATCTACTAAAGATAACGAGGGATCTACTGGTCTAATTGATGAAGAAGTTTCTGTTGGTTCTAATGATGATTCAGAAGATTCTGAAGTAATTCCAGAAGAAATGAAGCATTATTTCCAAGCAATTTCTAAAACGTCTAGAAAATAACTTTTTTATAAATAGATAAGTAAAATCCCAATAATAGGAGTAATACTAATATGAATTTAAATGAGCAAATTCAAAACAAGTGGAAAGCAGTGATTTCACATCCTGATCTTCCTGAGATCGCTGATCCACACAAGCGCGCTGTAACGGCTATGGTTCTTGAGAACACCGAGCGTGCCCTCCGCGAGAATGCTGAGATGGGTGCTGATCAATCTCTGCTCGCAGAAACGCCAACTAACGTTGTTGGTGCTGGCATGGGTGCCACTGCTGGCGAAATTAAAGGTTTCGATCCTGTACTGATTTCTTTGGTACGTCGTGCACTTCCTAACTTAATGGCTTATGACGTTTGTGGTGTCCAGCCAATGACTGGTCCTACTGGCCTCATCTTTGCCATGAAGTCACGTCATTCTAACCAGACTGGCGACGAGGCATTCTACAACGAAGCTAATACCGCTAAGTCTACTATCTCTGGTGGCACTGATGCTATCGGTGATAAGAATGTTGGTACTTCTTTTGATGCAGACACTGACGGTGATCTGGCAGCTAACGGCGTATACAACTTCGCTGACGGTATGCCTACTTCTACTGCAGAAGCACTGGGCAGCAACAGTTCACTCGCTTTCGGCGAAATGGCCTTCTCTATCGATAAGGTAACTGTAACTGCCAAGTCACGTGCTCTGAAGGCTGATTACAGCTTAGAGCTGGCGCAAGATCTGAAAGCAGTTCATGGTCTGGACGCTGAAGCTGAGCTCAGCAACATCCTTGCTGCTGAGATCCTGGCTGAAATCAACCGTGAAGTTATTCGTACGATCAACGTAACGGCTGTACAGGGTTCTTCTGCTGGAACTACTACTGCTGGTAAGTTTGACCTTGACGTTGACGCTAACGGTCGTTGGTCTGTAGAGAAGTTCAAGGGCTTGATGTTCCACATCGAGCGTGAAGCCAACGCGATTGCAAAAGCAACTCGTCGCGGTAAGGGTAACATCATCATCTGCTCTTCTGACGTAGCTTCTGCTCTTCAAATGGCCGGTGTTCTTGATTATACCCCTGCTCTGAACTCTAACTCTTTGGCAGTTGACGATACTGGTAACACCTTCGCTGGTGTACTGAATGGTCGTTATCGTGTCTACATCGATCCTTACACTACCGGTAACTACATGACTATCGGTTATAAGGGTTCAAATGCATTTGATGCTGGCTTGTTCTACTGCCCATACGTACCTCTGCAGATGGTCCGTGCAGTTGACCAAGACACCTTCCAGCCTAAGATTGGATTCAAGACTCGCTACGGCATGGTCGCTAATCCTTTCCACACTGGTGCTGGTGCTTCTTCAGGTGCTCTTACGGAAGACTCTAACGTTTACTACCGTCGTACTGTAGTCGCCAACCTGTTGTAATAAAAATAAGAATTCCTATAGGAATCACTTTTTAGGGAGAGGCCTCGGTCTCTCCTTTTTTTTGTTTCGCCCGCATGGGCATTAACGAGGAGAAAAACTATGGACCTTAACTTACCATTGATTGGAAAACTTCATCTTCCATCAGCAGCTTTAGGAGGAGGGCTGGTCTTAGTATTGCTCTGGTTGTTGTAGTAATTAAAATATGTACAGGGGGCTTCGGCCCCCTTTTTTATTGTAGTATAAATATAGTATCTAACATGAGATTACGAGTATGCCTTTAACAGATCTAAACTTCAATAAAAACATGCTGTCACCTACTGGGTTTTCTTTTAGTATTAAGAAGCTACCAGAGTTTAATTTCTTTGTTCAAAATGTAACATTACCTGGCGTTGCACTAGGCACATCAGATAGACCAACACCATTTAAAGCTATTCCTGTTATTGGAGATCATATTACGTTTGGTGAACTCAATGTTACTTTTAAAATTAATGAAGATCTTGGTAATTATATCGAAATCTTTAATTGGATTAAGGGACTCGGATTCCCAGAAGATTATAAGCAATACAAAGATTTAGCAGATAAGCCAAACTATACAGGTGATGGAATATACTCAGACGCTTATCTTTTAATTATGTCAAGTTCAATGACGCCTGTTGTTCGAGTAGAAATAGAAGATCTATTCCCTACAACTTTAACAGACATTGATATGAATACACAAGACACGTCAATTGAATACATAACCGCGACAGCCAGCTTTAGATTTACTACATATAAGTTTACTTCTTTGTAATTTTGTGTTATAATAGTTTATTAATATGAATAGGTGAGCTATACATGACACTTGAAGAAATATTTGATTTGTGGAGAAACGATGCTGAAGTTGATAGAACTGAGTTAGGTCAGTCAGCGTTAGATCTTGCTAAGTTGCACCACAAGTATTATCAAATCTTTTCGAAAGAAAGATTGTTATTAACAAAGCTTAAAGCAGAACTCAAACAATTAAAGTTAGAAAAACAAGAGTTTTACATTGATGGACCTACTGAAGAGCATATTGAAAGAGGTTGGAAGTTACCTGCTAAAGGACGAATATTGCGCAGCGATGCTGGCAATTATGTTGACGCTGATAGTGATGTCATACAGTTTACATTAAAGATTGCATATCAACAAGAAAAAGTTGATTTGCTTGATTCGATAATTAAGATTATTAGTAATCGAGGTTTTCAAATTAAGTCAGCAATTGATTGGGAGAAGTTTAAGGTTGGTGGATGAGTACACTGTATATACGTAAAGTAGATGAAGTGCACAATCAAGTAATGACTGACGATATGGGTGTTGCTCAAGAATTGTCAGATTACTTTACGTTTAAAGTACCAGGCGCGCAGTTTATGCCGGCTTATCGTCATAAAGTTTGGGATGGTAATATTCGCCTATACAATACTATGACCCAGTATCTTTATGCTGGTCTTATGAAGTATGTAGAAATATTCGCAAAAGAAAGACAATACGAGGTCGAATATGAATATAACCACTCAGCTAATAATTTCTCTTTGGTTGAAGCTAAACAATTTCTTGAAGAACAAAACTTTACAATGCAACCAAGAGATTATCAAATTGATGCATTCGTTGATGCCGTACGTAATTCTCGCGGTTTATATCTTTCTCCCACTGCCTCTGGCAAATCGTTTATTATATACATGATAATGCGTTGGCACTTGAGGCCAACACTTATTATTGTACCTACTACTACGCTTGTACATCAAATGTATTCTGACTTTGAGGATTATGGATTTAAGTCAAAAAAGTATTGCCATAAGATTTTTTCTGGTAAAGATAAAAATACAGAAAAGCCTATTGTTATTACTACGTGGCAATCTATCTATAAACTACGTAAAGATTGGTTTGAAAAATTTGATGTAGTCATTGGTGATGAAGCACACCTTTTTAAAGCAAAGTCACTTACTTCAATTATGACTAAGCTTATTGATACACCATATCGTTATGGGTTTACTGGAACATTGGATGGGACTCAAACTCATAAACTTGTATTGGAAGGTTTGTTTGGTCCTGTTAAAAAAGTAACTACCACAAAGAAATTAATGGAGCAGCAACACCTTGCTGACTTTAATATCAAGATTATAAATTTAACGTACCCAGACGAAACAAGAAAGTTAGTTTCAAAAATGAATTACATGGATGAAATGGATTTTCTTGTGACAAATGAAGCTCGCAATAAATTTATTACTAACTTATCTTTGTCATTAGAAGGTAATACACTTCTTCTTTTCCAATATGTAGAAAAGCATGGCAAAGTTTTAGAACAAATGATTCAGGAAAAAGCTAATGATAGAAAAGTATTCTTCGTTTATGGCGGAGTATCTGGAGAAGAACGAGATACCATTAGACATATCGTTGAAAGAGAAAGTAATGCTATTATTATTGCTAGCTATGGTACGTTCTCCACTGGTGTAAACATTAAAAACTTGCACTCTGTTGTTTTTGCAAGTCCTTCTAAATCTAAAATACGTAATCTACAATCAATTGGGCGCGCTCTTCGTAAGTCAGATACAAAAACTAAAGCAACTCTTTATGATATATCAGATGATCTTACATGGAAGAGCAAAACAAACTTTACTCTTAAACACCTAATGGAAAGAGTAAAAATTTATGATGAAGAAAAGTTCGATTACAAAATCTATAGCGTAGGTATCTAATGGAACACGAAATAGTTATGATTAAAACAATCATAGGTGAAGAAATCATTGGTAAACTCAAAGGTATTAATGATCGAGGGATTGACATTATAGACCCACTTATGATAAAATATAGGTATTCAGAGGATGGTCGTCCTTCCGTATATTTTACTAAGTATCCGTTCTATACTAAATCCTTTGAAGCTTATTTTAAAATGGAAGGTGTGATGCATGTCTATCATGATGTGCTTGAAACAGTTTCTAGGTATTATGAGAGAAACTTAATTGGTATTAAGGAAGCATATGAACATGAAGAACAAATGCGAAATCAACAACTCTTCGACGATTACGAAGACGAATATGTCAGCGAATCAGAAATCGAAGAACAAATGTACGCTTTCATTGAAAGAATGTCGTCTAACACCGCGATTCACTAGGAGTTAACATGGCACAGTATATTAACAATAAAGAATTTTATGGTTTGCTTTGCGACTATAAAGAAAAGTGTAAGCAAGCAGAAGCTGATGGTAAACCAGTTCCTCGCATTCCAGAAAACATTGGTAATTGTTTTGTGATGATTGCTACTAAACTTGCTACTAAAGGTAACTTTGTCGGTTATACATATAAAGATGAAATGATTAGTGACGCTTTAGAAAATTGTGTTGTCGCAGTTCATAGCTTTAATCCTGAAAAATCAAAGAATCCATTTGCATACTTTACTCAAATTTCTTGGTACGCTTTTTTGCGACGTATTGAAAAAGAAAAGAAGCAAACGTATGTAAAATATAAATCTCTAGAAAATTTAGTTATTAGTAGTGATTTATTGGAAGAAGAAGGCGGTAATGGTTATTCTAACTTTGATATTACAAACGAAAAAATGAAGCCAATCATTGATAAGTTTGAAAAGAAAAATAAACCAAAAGAGAAAAAGCTAGCCGGCGTCGAAAAATTTGTAGGAGATGCTGAGTGAAAGTAGCTTTAATTACTGACCAACATTTTGGAGTTCGCGGTGATAGTATACAATTTCATGAATTCTTTTCTGAGTTCTATAAAAACTTTTTCTTTCCATATCTCGATGAGCATGGTATATCAACAATTGTTGAGCTTGGGGATATTTTTGATCGCCGTAAGTATGTTAACTATGACACGTTAAGTCGGTGTAAAGATTATTGGTTCGATCAAATTAAACAACGTGATATTAAATTACATTGTATTGTAGGTAATCATGATATCTATTTCAAAAATACAAACCGAGTCAATGCACCAAACTTACTCTTAAATGAATACTCATTTGATGTGTATGAAGAAGCAACTGAAGTCGACTTAGATGGTCTTAAAGTATTGATGCTACCTTGGATCAATAATCAAAATTATGAAAGTGCAATGGAAGTTGTTAAGTCTACTAATGCTTCTGTTGTTCTTGGTCATCTCGAGTTCCAAGGATTTGAAATGTATCGTGGCGCTATGAACGATCATGGTTTATCACATCGTGACTTTACAAAGTTTGACATGGTATGTTCTGGTCACTTTCATCACAAATCATCTAAAGATAACATCCACTATCTTGGTGCACCGTATGAAATGACGTGGTCAGATTATAATGACGATCGTGGTTTCCACATTCTTGATACTGAGACTGGTGAAATGGAGTATGTAAAAAATCCACACACTATGTTTCATAAAGTTTTTTATGATGACAGCGAGTCTAATCAAGAAGAATTACTTAACGTTGATTTTTCTCACTTAGTTGATAAACATGTAAAAGTTATTGTTAAGACTAAAAACAATCCTTATGTTTTCGATCTATACATTGATAAACTCAATGCTGCAGCCCCAGCACATATGCAAGTTGTTGAAGACAATTTTAACCTTGACATTTCTGATGATAATGATATAATAAATGAGGCTGAAGATACTATTACAATTATCAAAAACTATATTGGTAATCTTAATTTGAATGAACCAAAGCCAATGGAAAATTTATTTTATGATCTCTATCACGAGGCGTTGAGCGCAGACTAAATTATGTTGTATTTTCGTAATATCCGGTGGCAAAACTTTTTGTCGACCGGAAATCAGTTTACTGAGTTGAAACTCAATAAGTCCCCATCGACACTCATTGTCGGTGAAAACGGTGCAGGAAAGTCTACCTTTCTTGACGCTATCTCGTTTGTTCTCTATGGTAAACCTTATCGTAATATCAACAAGCCAATGCTTATTAATAGTATTACCAATAAAGCGTGCTTAGTTGAAGTTGAGTTTACTACTAATAATAAGAATTATCTTGTACGCCGTGGTATCAAACCTGCTATCTTTGAAGTTTACCAAGATGGTACACTAATTGATCAAAATGCAAGTGTAAGAGAATACCAAGAACAATTTGAAACTAATGTTCTTAAAATGAATCATAAGTCATTTACTCAAATCGTTGTTATTGGTTCTGCAGGTTTCACACCGTTTATGCAGCTCAAGCCTTTCGAGCGACGTCAAGTAATTGAAGATTTACTTGACATTGAAATCTTTACAAAAATGCATCTTATTTTGAGAGACAAAATTCTTACAAACAAAGATAAGATTGTAGATATTAAATACCAAATTGATTTGCTCGAGCAAAATATTGGTTTGACTAAAAAGCATATGAACGAGATTATGTCAATTAAAAAGTCAGATCGTCAAAATAAAGAAAATAAAATTAAAGAACTAGAAGAAAAAATATCTGATCTCAAATTTGCTTGTGAAGGTAAGATGAATCACATTAGTGAATTAACTCAAAGTATTTCAGATAAAGAATCTATTAAGAAAAAGCAAAGTAATCTTAATGATCTTAAAAATCAACTCAACTTTAAAGTGTCTAATATACAACAATCGATCGAGTTCTTTAAAAATAATGATGAATGTCCAACGTGTCAGCAAGACATTGATTCTGCCTTTAAAGAAAATCATATCTGCGATCAACAGAATAAACAAACAGAAATTGAGTCAGCAATTGGTCAAATGAAAGATCACTTTAATGAAGTAGAAACTCGCCTAGATAAAATTACTCAAGTACAAAATGAAATTAACGAGCTCAATCAAGTTGTGATGAACATTAATGGTGAGATAATGTCTCATACAAATAACATAAGAGAACTTAATGATTCATTGATAGAACAGCCATTGGTTGAAGATAACTCAGTAGAAAAGCTTAATGAGCTCAAGAATTCATTAAAGCAAATACAAGGCGAGCATGAGCAATTACTTATTGAAAAAGAAAGATTTGACATTGCAAGCAATCTTCTCAAAGATGGTGGTATTAAAGCTAAAATTATTAAGCAGTACATACCTATCATAAATAAACTTATGAATAAGTATCTTGCAGCAATGGAGTTCTTTGTTCAGTTTAACTTAGATGAGAACTTCAATGAAAGTATCAAATCAAGATTTAGAGACGAGTTTACATATGATTCTTTTAGTGAAGGTGAGAAAATGCGTATTGATTTAGCACTTCTCTTTACTTGGAGATCTGTAGCAAAATTACGCAACTCGGTTTCTACTAACTTACTTATTATGGATGAAGTATTTGACAGCTCACTGGATAATACTGGAACAGATGAATTTATGAAACTTATTACACAATTAAATGACACCAACGTATTTGTTATTAGCCATAAAGGTGATCAGTTGTTTGATAAGTTCCATAGCAATATTAAATTTGAAAAGACTAAGAACTTTTCTCAAATAGCAGCATAGGAGAAAACAATGGCGTGCAAACTTGAAACACGACTCACTACCGAGTCATCTGACTGGCATCCAGTCATTGATATGAAGTTAAGTAAAACTAAAAGAGTTGATCGAGTTTTTCTTGACGAAGAAGACGCAGCAGATTTTGCTAAGAAAACATTGAATCTTAAAGAAGATCTATATCGAGTTATAGAGGCAGAACCCATCGATGAATAAATTAGTTCCAGCTAACGAGGCAATTCTCAACAATCCAGTTGAACTATTTGACTTTGCTAATCCACCCGAAGATCCAGTTGTAATTGCACAGACTTTACTTGAGCACCTTAACGAATATAAAGGTATTGGATTGTCAGCAAATCAAATTGGTTTACCTTATCGTGTTTTTATTATTGCAGGTGATCCTAGTTTAGTATGCTTTAATCCAAAAATTGTAAACTATAGTAATACTACTGTTCTTATGGAAGAAGGCTGTTTGACATATCCAGGATTGTATGTTAGAATAAAAAGACCAGTGGAGGTAAGAGTACGTTATACTGATGAGCTTGGTCAAATACAAACAAAAACACTTGCAGGATTAACTGCTCGGTGTTTTCAACATGAGTTAGATCATTTGGATGGGACTGACTTTACTAAGAAAGCTTCAACATATCATATGAACCTAGCAAAGAAAAGAATGAAAATGTTGAAGAGAAAAGCAAAAGGACTAGACTTATCTCCAAGAAAAATGTTTGAAGAGGTATTAGCACAATGAGTAAAGATTGGGTAGCAGATATTAATGAAATGCACAAGAAGTATGGAGTACATGATTGGGTAAAACAAAACCCTGAAAGACTCCAACAGTTTCTGGATTTTCGTTTAAAGTTTCTTTATGAAGAATACAATGAGACTTCTCTAGCAGTCAATGGTCGAGATGCTGAAGAAATCGTCGATGGGTTAATTGATGTATGTGTTATTGCTATTGGAACCCTAGATGCCTTTGGTATTGACGCCTATAAAGCTTGGGATGACGTCCATCGAGCTAACATGTCTAAAGAACGAGGGGTCAAACCAAGCCGCCCGAACCCCCTCGGGATGCCAGATTTGGTCAAACCAGACGGCTGGAAAGGCCCGGATCACTCTGGAAACCATGGAATGCTGGAAAAAACCTTTACAGATCAATAACTTAAAATTGTTAAAAATTAACAGTTTTTTTAATCCCTTACAAATCAATAACTTATATGATGGATCACGTAAGTAGTTGTTTTGTAAGGGTTTGTTTTATTGTACAAATGGCCTCAAACGGTGTAGAATGGTACCATCAAATAGGGAATAGCAAAGGAAACTCTTATGGCAACATTCACTGTACATCAGGTTCAAAACAAGCGAGAAGCACCTTCACGTATCGCGTTCGACGATAACTATTTACCAGGTGACTTCAAGCACTACACTCCAGTCTTTCGTGTAGATGCTGACGATTTGAACCATGTCTTCGCTCTGACCAATCATTGGGGTGACGAAGATCGTGTACTTCGAATTGATCGTGGTCACTCTACGAGTATTGGTGATATCATCGAAACTCATGATGGTGAACATGCATATTGGTTAGTTTCTTTTGATGGTTTCAACAAATTGAAGGTACTCTAATGTCTAAGCAAGACTCTTTTGAAGAAATGTGTGAACTCAAGCAGCAAATTGAAGATGCTGCTGAGCAACTTCGTTTGATAATGCGGGAAGAATTTCCTGATCAGTATCAACAAGGTGATGCCTATGGTGTATTCGATTGCACCGGTAGTTCTAATCCTTACGATGTGACTATCGAGTCTTTGCTCGATGGCATCGCAGAAGAAAACGAGGTGATCTATTAATGAGCAATTATGATTGGCTAGAAGATCGTATTGATATTACTGGTGTCAAGCAGTATAGTTTTCGCGAAAATGATTTTATAACTATTGGTCATCA